GCGACCCGTTGAGGCTGAATATGCTGGCCTTGGCGGATCGCCTTCACAAGACACAAGCCGAAATTGAAGAATTGACGCTGACAGAACTGAACGAATGGTTCGCATATTTCAAGGTGATCGAAGATGGCAAATCAAAATCTTAACTTTACCATCACCGCGAAAGACCTAACACGCGGCACGTTCCGCAAGTTAAACCAATCGCTTGGCCTTGTTCGCAAAGCACTGTTCAACTTCAAGGTCGGGCTGACTGCCGTTGCTGGTGCGGCTGGTATTGGCTTGCTGGTCAAATCATCACTGCAAAGCATCGACACGCTGGGCAAGACCGCGCAAAAGCTGGGCGTAACCAGTCAAGCATTACAAAAGCTGCGATATGCGTCTAATCTGGCTGGCGTTGAAACGCGCACAGTCGATATGGCGGTGCAGCGGTTTACGCGGCGGCTGTCTGAGGCTGCAAACGGCACTGGCGAAGCTAAAGATGCGTTGAAAGAACTTGGCCTAAATGCCAAAGAACTAGCTAAACAACCACTTGATAAGCAAATGCTAAAGCTGGCTGATGCGTTTGATAACGTGCAAAGCAGCGGCGATAAAGTGCGTCTGGCGTTTAAGCTGTTCGATAGTGAAGGCGTGGCGTTTGTAAACACGCTGGAAGGCGGCAGCGCAGCCCTGCAACAGATGTTCCAAGACGCTGAAGGGCTTGGCTTCATCCTGTCATCAAGCGCGGTCAAAGGCGTTGAGCAAGCTAATGATGCGATGATGAAGCTGGGGACGATGTTAGGTGGCGTTCGTGATCAGTTGGTTGCGGCATTAGCACCGGCTTTGCGTGAACTTGTTGACTTAGTAAGAAACAAACTTGTTGCAGCTATTGAAAAAGCTGGTGGCATTAAAAAGTTTGCTAAGGAATTAGCAATAGGTGTTATCAATTTGGTTGAGCAAGTTGCAAAAGCTATCTATCGTTTTGCACAGCAATCACAGACTGTTATTTTGGGGATGGTCGATGCTGCATCTGTTTTGGCATCTACTTTTTCAAAAGACTTTGCTGATAGAATTAGAGACTTTTCAGAGAGCTTTAATAGATTGCCAAAGAATTTTAATGCGTCTTTGTTTTCTGATTTGCGCGCAGCGGTTAACGCTACTTCTGATGGTGTTGATAGTCTTGGGGAAAGCACAGATAAGATTACTGAAAAAACAAAAACATTGGCTGAAGCATTGCAAGAGCTAAAGGAAACAGGCGAAAAAGTTAAAGAAGGGCTTGGCGAAGCTGCGGTTCGTGGCGTTAAGTCGTTAGAAGATGCACTTGTTGATGTGACTATGGGTGCAGCTAGTGCAAAAGATGCTTTCAAATCTATGGCGCGGTCGATTATTAGCGACCTTATACGCATCCAAATTCAACAAAGCATCACAAAGCCATTAGCGGCTGCTATGGGCGGCGGTAATTTCTTGCAAACAATCGGGAGCGCAATATTTGGCGGGTTCTTTGCCGATGGCGGCAGACCACCACGCAATAAGGTTTCTGTTGTTGGCGAAAAAGGCGCGGAATTGTTTGTGCCGGATGGCGTTTCTGGCACTATTGTTCCAAGCGGTACTGGCGGCGGTGTTACTGTCAATCAAACCATCAACCTATCGGCTGGCGTATCGCAAACAGTACGCGCCGAAGTAATGGGAATGTTGCCGCAGATACAAGAAGCATCAAAATCTGCGGTGCTTGACGCAAGGCGGCGCGGCGGTTCATTCGCTAGCGCATTTGGGGGCTAATTATGGCTGAGACCTATCCACTGACATTTCCAACGCAAACTGGCGTGGCGGCTGTTGAGTTTACCGCAACAGATGTTGTTTCTATCAGTCAAAGCCCATTTACATTTTCACAGCAAGTTGTGCGACACGCTGGCGCACGTTGGTCGGCAACAATCAAAATTCCACCGGTAAAGCGTTCTGACAGTGAATATTGGAACAGCTTTTTGCTGCGGTTGCGTGGTCAGTTTGGCACGTTTTTGCTGGGCGATCCTAATGGCGCAACGCCACGCGGGTCAGCGGCATCTGCGGCTGGCACACCGGTTGTTAATGGTGCAAGTCAAACCGGCAACGAATTAAACATTGACGGTTTACCGGCATCGGCGGTTGGCTATTTGCGGGCTGGCGATTATATCCAGCTTGGCAGTGCAGCATCGGCGCGGCTTTACAAGGTGCTGGAAGATGTTGACAGCAACGCCAGCGGTCAAGCCACATTGAACTTGTGGCCGGATTTGCGGTCATCACCGGCAGATGGGGCAGCCGTTACAGTAAGCGGTGCCAAAGGTGTTTTTCGGCTATCTAATAATGAAGCAGTCTGGACAATCAACAACGCTGGCTTTTATTCAATCAGCTTTGCAGCGGTTGAAGCATTATGAGCCGCAGCGGTGTTCCATCCGGTTTTTCTGATGCCAGCTTTGTTGGTTTCTTTGCTGTTGAACTAGAGTTTGACAGCGGCACGTTGCGCTTGTGGAACGGTTACAGCGATTTGACCATTGGCAGTGATACTTATACTGGTAGCGGTGACATTATCAACATATCTGCGATTGAAGAAACTGGCGAGATTGGCGCAAAAGGCGTTTCAATGTCTTTATCTGGCATTAGCAGCAGCATTTTATCATTGGCATTGACCGAAAACTACAAGAACAGGATCGCCAACATTTATATCGGCACAATAGCTGGCGGCACTGTTAGCAGCTACAAAGTGTTTTCTGGCCGGATGGATGTGATGAGCATCAGCGAAGAAGGCGAGACTTGCAACGTGTCACTGACAGCGGAAAGCCGCTTGATTGATTTGGAAAGGCCACGGGTGCGGCGATACACCAGCGAAGATCAAAAGATCATTGATGCCAACGATAAGGGCTTTGAATTTGTAAATTCAATTCAAGGTGCGACAATCGAATGGGGCGGTTAATAGATTGGCCGGATCGATTGCAAGCGCACATCGAAGAATGGCGGCACAAAAAGTTTGAATGGGGCAAGGCCGATTGCGCCTTGTTTTGTTTATATGCGGAAAAAGCTATATGCGGATCGTCACGCTTTGACGATTTTATCGGGCAATATCGCTCCGCAGCGGGTTCTGCAAAGGCGTTGCTAAAGATAGGCGGCGGTGATCTTGCGGCCAGTGTCGGGGCTAGGTTGCGCGAAATAGAGCCATCTAAAGCACAGCGGGGCGATGTTGCACTGATAGACACGCCATTGGGTGATGCGTTATCATTAGTGATCGGTGATAAGGTTGCGGCAATGGGCAAGGATGGTCTTATTTTCTTGCCGTTAGATGCGGCCAAGCAAGCGTGGAAGGTGTAATATGCCACAGGTAGTTGCAGCGGCAGTGGTCGCAGGGGTAACGGCTGGATCGACATTTACGATTGCGGCAGGCTTGACGCTTGGCTTTAGCACATCTGCTTTTGTAACAAGCTTAGTTTTAAGTGGTGCGGCTCAAGCACTTGCGCCGAAACCAAAACTGCCCAATATCGGCGGTGGCGGTTCTGGTGGCGTTCCGGCATCCCGAACAATTACCGGCAGATCATCCAACGACACACGCAAGCTGATTTATGGGCAAGTGCGAACAGGCGGCAATATCTTTTTTATGGCGACTGCCGAAAACGCTAACGATCAAGACGAATTGACGCTGGCTATTGTGTTCGCGGCGCACGAAATTGAGGAATTTACAAAATTTTATTTTAACGATGATGAACTGACTATTCTGGATAGCAGTGGCAATGGCCTTTTTATTGTAACTGCACCGGCACAATATTATGAAGTTGAAACTGCAACTGTCAGTCAAGCCCGTATTGAGCCGATTGTAAAGGGCGTTGGTGGTCAATCTAATCCGATACTTTTAAGCATTCGCAGCGATTGGAACAATTCAACGCATAAGGTCACAGATCAAGCTTATGCTGTTTTCAGATTGGATAATCACCCTGATAGCTTTGCAAGTGGTTTGCCAAACATTTCCGCGCTGATCAAAGGCCGCAAGATTTACGACCCGCGCACGACCACAACCGTTTGGTCTGACAATCCTGCTTTGGTTATCCGCGATTATTTGCTTGATGATGTTTATGGGCTTGGCGCAACAGCGGCAGAAATAGATGATGCCAGCTTTATTTCAGCGGCAAATATCTGCGATGAAAGCGTGACTTTATCGGGCGGCGGCACAGAAAAAAGATACACATTCAACGGTGTTGTGGACACTGGCAACACGCCACGATCAAACCTTGAACAAATGTTAACCGCATTGAATGGTTCGCTGTACTATTCAAACGGCAAATGGTCGTTGCGTGCTGGCGCATATATCACACCAACAGTTACGCTAGACGAAGATGACCTTGCCAGTGGCTTGATGGTCGAAACCGCTGTGTCAAAGCGTGATAGCTTTAATGCTGTTAAAGGGCAGTTTGTTAGCAGCGAAACCGAATGGCAAGCGACAGACTATCCACCGGTCACTAGCGCAACATTTGAAACAGAAGATAACAGCGAGCGTAATTATCTGAACCTTGATTTGCCGTTTACGACCAGTTCATCAATGGCACAGCGGATTGCAAAGCAAATTCTATATAAGAACCGGCAACAGATCAGCGTCAAAGCTAAATTCAAAATGACCGCGTTTAAATTTCAAGTTGGCGACACTGTGATGATCACAAATTCACGGCTTGGCTGGACGCAAAAAGTCTTTGAAGTTGTAAGCTGGCGACTGAACTTTGATCAAAGTCAAGCGACTGTTGACGTTATATTGACCGAAACAAACAGTGCAGTTTATAGCTGGTCGGCTGAAGAAGCTGCATTTGTGCAAGACAATACGGCACTGCCAAACCCTTACACAGTTACAGCCCCAACAGTCACAACATCTGACGTTTTAGAACTGTTTAATCAGCAAGCAATATCTGTGCTGATTGTTGATATGGCATCGACATCGACTGATGCGCGACAGTTTGAAGTGCAAGCAAAGCTAAACACAGACACAATCTATAAATCACTTGGCATTGCGTCCGGAAACCGCTTCACTTTAACCAACGTCAAAGCTGGCGAGGTTTACAATGTGCGCGGGCGTGCCATTAATGGCTTGGGCGTTCGTTCAGCGTGGGTGACTGCAAACCATACGATTGTCGGGCAAGCTGCGGCTGCGTCCGATGTAACTAATTTCAGCGTTAATATTGTTGGCGCAAATGCTGATTTAAGCTGGACAGCATCAACCGATCAAGATTTGTCGCATTATGTCATTCGGCATTCGCCATTGATTAGCGGCGCGACATTTAACAACGCGCAAACCGTTGTCAAGAAAGTGCCAAGGCCAACAAACACCGTTATCACGCCAGCTAAAACCGGCACATATTTTGTTAAAGCGGTCAATAAATTCGGCATCCAAAGCGCAAACGCAGCAAGCAGCGTGGCACTTGTTGATCAAATTGATGGTCTGAACCTTGTCACAAGTCTTTCTGAGCATAGCGATTTCACCGGCACAAAGACCGATTGCGTAGTTATTGATGACATTTTGCGGATTGATACGACAAATCTGTTTGATAGCGTTGCCGGTAATTTTGACGATGCGGCTGGTTTGTTTGGCGGTGGTTCTGGTGCTGGTTTTGTTGGGTCATCTGCAACATATGATTTTGATGGTTATATTGACCTTGGCACAGCGTTTACAGCAAACGTCACAGCAACATTGAAGTTCACGCAATTATCCCAGCACACAGGCACACCGGCTGGCGGTGCAACTGACGTTGATTTGTTTGTCAGCACCACGACAGATGATCCCGCTGGCAGCCCAACGTGGACTGCTTACCGGCAATTTGTCGTTGGAGCATACACCGCAAGGGCGTTGCGGTTTAGGGCTGTCCTGACAAGCACAGACAGCAAAGAAACACCGGCCATTTCAGAATTGACCGCAGAAATTAGATTGCCGACCAGAACGCAAAGCGCAAACGATATTCAAAGCGGTGCGGGGGCAAAGGCGGTCACGTTTGCCACGCCATTCAAATCGCTTGGCGCGGTATCAATTTCGGTCGGGGATATGCAATCTGGCGATTATTATGCTATAACTAGCAAGTCGGCATCTGGGTTCACGATCACGTTTTACAATAGCAGCAACGCAGCGGTTGATCGTTTGTTTGATTACGTTGCAACGGGGTTCTAAATGTCACAGCACGATTTTAACATTGCCAACCAGACTTTTCCCAGCTTTCGGGCTGATCTAAATGATGCATTAGTTGCGGCTGCAACGATGAGTGCAGGGTCATCTGCGCCGACAACGCCATATGCCTATCAGCTTTGGTTTGATACCACGACCGGCACTTGGAAGGTCAGAAACAGCGGCAATACTGCGTGGATCAGCACAATCACGACTGATTTGGCGACCGGAAATCTTGACGTAACTGGCACTATCACGGCTGATGGGCTGAGTGTTGATGGTGATGGTCTATTGTACTCCGCTAGCAATGTTGAAATGCGTGGAAATGCGAATGTAAGAATATCGCTTGGCACAGCAGGAACTAGCGGTGCAAACAACAATTCCAATTGGATTTACGGCAACGGGAATAACCTAAGATTTAATAACGCAGGTGGTTTTTATTCTTGGGAAACTCTTGGCACAGAACGTATGCGCATCGACAGCGGCGGCAATTTGCTGGTGGGTACGACTAACACTGACCCAGCGTTTAATAATGTAACTGGTCAATCTATGGCTTCGACTGGTCAGCTACAAGTTACACGAGATGGCGGGGTAGCCGCACTGTTCAACCGTAAAACCAGCGTTGGCGATATTGCGCAGCTTCGCTACAACGGCGGCACGATTGGTGCGTTTGGTAACGATGGAACGGAACTTTATGTTTATTCACCATCAAACGGCGGTGTTCAATTTTCTTCCTCTTGGATGCTTCCGGTAAATGGAAGTGGGGCAAGGTCAAACAATACTAATGATATCGGCTCTTCTACTTACAACTGGAAAGACCTCTACCTATCCGGCGGTGTCTATGTGGGCGGCACAGCAGCAGCGAACAAGCTGGATGATTATGAGGAGGGAGATTGGAATGGCTATCTTAGAGGTGTCGGTTCTGACCCAACAACTCAAGTTGTTGCAACAGGACAATACACTAAAGTAGGCCGTAAAGTTTATGCTGAAATAAGATTTTCTAATGTTAGCAATGTGGGGGCTTCTGGCAGTGTTTATGTGTCTGGGTTGCCATACGCCCCACACACCTCATTTGCTGGGCAAGGCAATTGCGCTGCGTATCTTTTTGATTTCCCCACTGGCCTGACGAGTTTAAGCGTGCAAGTTTCTGGAACAAACCTATTTACATATGTTTCTGGTGACAGCACAACTTGGGATAATTTAAAACACGCTCCCGGCACAGGGCGTTATTTAGAAATATCTGCACAATATACGGTAGCATAACCTGATTGGACATCAGGTTGGACAGTCCATCCATAGGAGATAAAAATGGCACTAACAGAAGAAACAATCCAAGACAAAATCGAAATCGTATCTGAACATAAATTTGTGCAAGTACGCACCGCAACCGTCATCAAGCGTGATGGCGTTGAGATTAGTCGTGGTTTTTCACGGCACGTTGTAGCACCTAACGATGACATCACAGGTGAAAGTGCAGAGGTGCAAGCCATCTGTGCGGCGGTACATACACAGGCGGTTAAGGATGCCTATGCAGCGCATCTGGCGGCACAAGCTGCTGCGATGGCTCCGGCTGAAGAACCGGTGGTTGAAGGCGGCGAATAATGAACGAAGAAAACAAGGTCATAATTGATGTTGCCGCTGGCACTGGCACATTTGCTGCGTGGATCGGTATGGCACCGGACATTGTGGCTATTGCAACGGGCATTTGGGTGCTGATCCGCATCTGGGAAACCGACACAGTTAAGTTTTTAACTGGTCGAAAAGAAGATGTTTAAGGCAATTGTACTAGCTTGCGTAATAGGTGCGCCAACTGAGTGCATAGAATTTCATTCGATTATCTACAGTGAAACGCGGGAAGCTTGCCGGTCACGCGCGATGACTATGGCTAAAGATGTTGGGGAGCTTGTTAATTTGATGCCGATGAAGTGGCGGTGTCAGCGACTTGCGGAAGGTCAATTGTCTTGGAACCAGTCACAGCGGCACTTGCTGGCATCAGTTTAGTCAAAGCCAGCGTTGATTTTATCAAGCAAAACATAAACACCGCCAAAGATATTGGTGAGATCGCCGGTCAAATAGATGCCCTATTTACCGGCCAAAAACAGGTGCAGCAAGCCAGCAACCGCAAATCGGGTGTTGGTCTAGCCGATCAGTTTGGTGTGCAGTCTGTGGCAAAAGAAATGATCGATGCCAAGCTTGCGGCAGAACAGATCGCAGAGGTTGCCAGAATGGTCGATTTCCGCTTTGGTCACGGCACTTGGGCATCGATACTGGCAGAACGTGCCAAACGCTTACAAGAAGCCAAAGAAGCGCGTGCAAGGGCTAGGCAAGCGGAATTGCTGCGGCAGCAAGAGATGATGGAAAATCTGAAATTTGGGGCTATTGTTATTGGCTGCATTGTGGTTATCATTGGGCTGTTTTTGGCTGTAATGATAGAGGCGGCATCAGCTATTGTTAAATAGTGCCACCACAACGGGATTGATTGGAGAACATATTGCTTTGTGTTCGATATTGTCTATGGGCTGGAAAGCAACGCATTGCCCGATGGATAGAATTGATGTGCTGGCATTTAACACCATTGATCAGACGTTCCTACGCTGTCAGGTTAAGACTGCTAGTCTTTTGGGTAATAAAGATGGTCGATCTCCGCGTCACCATTTCCAAATGGGTCACGGTTGCAAAACGAAACATTTGCCAACGAAAGAAGATTACGATGTTTTGTGCCTTGTTTCACCCGATGCCAGACGGTGCTTGTTCTTGCCGGTTACGTCAGTACGGCAATACAGTATGCGCTTGTCGCCAACGCGCTTCACAGAAGATGCGGAACGCGATAGCTGGGCTAAAACGCTGGCTGTTGTTTTGGAGATGAGAAAATGAATATGGATCAACTGCGTGAAGAAATCGCCAGCGATGAAGGCGTGCGGCTGGACATATATTTAGACCATCTGGGCTTGCCCACTGTTGGCATCGGGCATTTAATCCGCGAAGCTGATGCGGAACACGGCAAACCTGTCGGCACGCAGATCACACCGGAACGCTGTCGCCAGCTATTTGCGCTTGATATTGCGGTCACTGTCGAAGATTGCCGGTCGCTGTTTGAAAATTGGGATGATTTGCCGGAAGAATGCCAGCTAATATTGGCTAATATGGCGTTTAACCTAGGTCGCAGCCGGTTGGGTCGCTTCTTAAAGCTGCGTGCGGCTATTGCTAATTATGATTATGATGAAGCGGCAACCCAGATGGCAGATAGCAAATGGGCAAGGCAAGTGCCAAATCGGGCTGGCCGGTTAATTGATCGGATGCGGGCGATTGCAGAATGACACCGGAACGGCTTGACGCTTGGCGTATTGTGCCGCGTTTATTGATTTTGAGTTATATGGTGGTTTTTTATCAGACCTGTGCTTGGTTTATGGCGTTGCCTTCACCGAATAATGCACAGGCCGGTTTTGTAAGCGTGATCGTTGGCGCGGGGGCGGCTTGGTTTGGCTTATATGTAAACAGCAAAGGGCAAAGCAAATGATCCAGTTTTTGACACCGATTGCAAACCTAGCTTCAACGTGGCTAGAAGGCCGCGTGGAGACCGCCAAAGCCGAAACAGGGGTCAAGGTGGCAAAGGCACAAGCCGAAGCCATTGTGATGCAAAAAAAGGCCACTGGCGAAATTGATTGGGATTTAAAGATGGCAGACGCCAGCGTATCTAGCTGGAAAGATGAATGGCTGACCTGTCTTTTTAGCATCCCATTAATATTAGCCTTTTGCGGTGATTGGGGCAGGAATGTGGTCGCTGAAGGATTTGCCGCGTTGGAAACTATGCCGGAATGGTATCAAGTGACTTTAGGCGTTATCGTTGCAGCCAGCTTTGGCGTGCGGTCAGCCACTAAGTTTTTCGGTAAAAAATAAAGCGACCGAAGCCGCTATATTTTATATCTGCGGCCACGTTTCTTGAACTGACCTTTCACGACTGGTCTGATGACGCTGGTGCGAAGGCTGCGATTGCTATATTTTCGGCCTAATGCATCGCTTTCTTTTTCAACGGTCAAAATTTTTAGCGTGTCAAGAATTTGCTGTCTTGTCGGCACCATTATGCCAGCCTCCAAACGCGCCAGCCTTCGTTTTCAATTTTGCGGGTAGTGTATTTTAGACCGCGATAACGCAGCGCATCACGCAGCGACATTGCCTTTTCATATGTATCACAAAGCACGCTGTCGCCAATTTCCATATCATTTATGATTTCAATCTTGCTGCGACCGGCGGGCGGCACCGGCACGTTCTTTTCTATTTGCATTTAAAATATCCAATCTTTCCCGAAAGCATCCAAGATGCAGTGTTTGTTTGCCGCCATCAACAACCCAATCTGGATCACTAAGGCGCAGGGTCTTGTCGCACCATACGCACCGACCTTGTGCATTTGAGGCCGGTGCATATGTTGGTTTTTTGCGTTTAGAACGGGATATCGTCATCATCCGCGACTGTCGCTGGCTGTTGTGTCATTGCCAGTGCCGCTTGTTCATTTTGCTTTGATGATGGGTATGTGTTCTGGTTGACGCGCAAAGATAGCGTTTTGACAACAACGCCTTCTTTGTTTGTGTATTCGCGTTCTGACAATTCGCCAGAAACAGTTATTTCCGCGCCTTTAACAAGTGCTGGCTGCAATGTTGCGCCACGATTGCCCCAAATAGAGCAATCCAGCCACACAGTGCTTTTATTCTCGCCATAACCCACATTAGA